CTGTTCGTGTCGGAGGGTGAATCGGGCGTGTTCGGTGGCGGCCCGCCGAGGCCGTCGGCGTGGTCGGGGTTGCCGCTCGAGTTCGGGACGCCGAACTGGTTCATGGGGCGTGTCGACGATTTGACGGATGTGGCGTGGGGTTGCGTGGATCTGATCGCGTCGTTGCTGGCGTCGATGCCGCCCTACCTCGTCGGCGCCGCCAGCTCGTTGGACGATGAGTGGTTGATCAACCCGGACCCGGACTTGTACACGTCGTGGCACGAGTTCGCGAAACAGCTGTGGTGGGATTTCATGTTGGGTGAGGCGTTCGTCGTGGCGACGTCGCATTACTCGACGGGGTGGCCGGCCCGCTTCCATGTCGTCGACCCGTGGCTGGTGAACGTGGAGATGGACGGCGGCCGACGACGTTACTCGATCGGCAACCTGGACGTGACCGCCGACATGTTGCACATCCGCTACCAGTCACGCACGTCGGATGCTCACGGGCACGGCCCGCTCGAGGTCGGCCGCACCCGACTGCTGGCGTCCCGTCTGCTGGGCCGGTACATCTCGAACTTCGTTGGTGGCGGGGCGGTGCCGTCGGGGATCATCACGCATCCGTCGACGTTGACGGCTGAGCAGGCGGCCGGGCTACAGGACCAGTGGCTGGCCGCCCGCTCGTCGATGATGGGCCTGCCGGCGGTCCTGTCGGGGGGCGTCGAGTTTCAGGCGACGCAGCAGTCGCCGGCGCAGATGGGCATGGTCGAGCTCGCCCAGATGACGGAGTCGCGGGTGTCTGTCCTGATGCGGGTGCCGCCGTTCCTGATGGGCCTGCCCAGTGGCGGTGATTCGATGACGTACGCCAACGTGCAGTCGATCTTCGACTATTTCTGGCGGTCGGGGTTGAAGTCGCGGGCCGACCCGGTGGTGCAGGCCCTGTCGGGGTGGGCGTTGCCCAGGGGGACGACGGTGGAGGTGAACCGGGACGAGTTCGTCAGGCCGGGACCGTTGGAGCGTGCCCAGACGTGGCAGATCCTCATCGGCCTCGGTGTGATCACTGTGGAGCAGGTTCAGGAAATCGAACGGTTCACGATCGCCGCACCGTCGACGACGTTGACGTCTGGAGTGTTGCAATGACCGACACGATCGTTCACGCGCCGGTCGAGTGGCGTGCCGCCGTCGAGGTGTCCGGGGTGGATTTCACCGACCGGATCATCGAGGTCGTCGTCGTGCCGTACGACGAGGAGACGACGGTGGAGTATCCGCCCGGTTCGGGGAAGGCGATCACCGAGTCGGTGGATCATGGCGCGTTCGACGGGTTGGAGAACCGGCCGGGCCGGGTCAAGGCGAACCGGGATCATGACGTGACTCGCACCGTCGGCTTGGCCCGTGCGGTGCACACTGACCGCCAGGTGGGTTTGGTCGGCGAGGTGTACATCTCGCGTACCCCGCTGGGCGATGAGACGTTGCAGCTCGCCGACGACGGCGTGCTCGGGGCGTCGGTGGGGATGGCGGTGCGACCGTCGGATCAGATCTGGTCGGAGCGTCGCACCCGCCGTCGGATCGCCAAGGCGTTCCTGGATCACATTGCTCTGGTCCCGAACCCGGCGTATCGGGGTGCCGAGGTGCTAGCGGTGCGGTCGGGGCCGGTGTCGCCGCCGGTTTGGGAGCAGCCGGCGGCGACACCGTACCTCGACGAGGTGCTCGCCTACCTGGCGACCTTGACAGCCAAATGACGCTCGTGTAATTCTTGTCGGCGAGTAGTCGAAGTTCGCACTACCGGCCGTCTGGACACGTAGGACGTGGCGGGCCGTAGCGGGTACGAGCAGCCACTACGTCAGAAACCCATCTGTTTCGACGTACCGGAGGCCAGCCGTGCCCGCACCCGCACCCCACACCGACGCCATGATTCGTCGCCTCGAAGACGAGGTCGAGGAACGCTCCAACCTGATCCAAGGGCTGGCGCAGGACGCCCAGGCAGGTAACGGCGGTGCCGGCCGCGACTTCACCGACGCCGAACGCGAACAGATCGACCGTGCCCGCACCCGGATCGGGTCGCTCACAGAGCAACTGGTTCCCCTGCGCGAAGCGGCGAAGATCTCGTTGGAGGCACGGCAACGCAGCCAGCAGATCAACGCCGAGATCGAACGGATGCGTGGCCGTGGCGGCGTGCCCGGCGACGTCGAGTACCGCTCGGCCGGTGCGTATCTCGCCGACCTGTACGCGGCAGCGATGAACGGTGGCGACGAGGCCCGCAACCGGCTCGAGGTGTTCAACCGGACGGCCGCCCATCAGACGCTTGCCGACAACCCCGGTCTGCTGCCGGAGTCGATCGTCGCCCCGGTGCTCAACCTGGTCGACAACGCCCGCCCGGCGGTGTCGGCGCTCGGGCCGACCGATCTCGGGTCGGGGTCGTGGGCGTACGCCAAGATCACGCAGCACACCCAGGTCGGTGTGCAGTCGGCTGAGAAGGCCGAGATGGCGTCACGGAAGATGACGATCACGAAGACGTCGATCACCGCACCGACGTACGGCGGCTACGTGAACGTGTCGAAGCAGGACATCAACCGCACCAGCCCGCAGATCCTCGACATGGTGATCGCCGACCTCGCATCGGAGTACGCCACCGAGACGGAGAAGGCGTGCGTCGCCGCGCTGCTTGCCGGTGCGACCGCCGGCACCGCCCTCGATGCGACGCCGACGGCAGCGGAGATTGCGACGGCTCTGTGGGCGGCTGCGGCGACCGTGTACTCGTCGATGAAAGGTGGCGGCCAGCTTCTCCTCCTCGTGGCGCCGGGCGACATGGGTCTGTTCGGTCCGCTGTTCGCTCCGGTGAATCCGCAGAACGGGTTCTCGTCGGGGTTCAACGCCGGTTCGTTCGGGTCGGGGGCGATGGGTGCCATCTCCGGCATCTCGACGATCATGACTCCAGGGTTCGCTGCCGCCGGTCAGGCACTCGTCGTCAACACCGCCGCGGTGCGTGTCTTCGAGCACCGCTACGGCGCCCTGCAAGTGGACGAGCCGTCGGTGTGGGGACTCCAGGTCGGCTACGCCGGGGATTTCCAGACGGCGATCGTGCAGACCGGCGGCATCGTTTCGATCGACACCGTGCCGTGAGCGACGCACCTGCCGGCCTGATCAACTCGTTCGCCGTCGGCGTCGACTACACGGCGCCGGGCACAGAACCGGCACCGGTCGTTGAGGACGACGGTGGTGGTAAGCCGCCGAAGTCGACGAGGGTGTTCGAGCCGGCCGAGCACACCGTCGCCGAAGTCGAGGCGTATCTCGCCAAGCACCCGGATGAGGCCGACGCGGTGTTGGCGGCAGAGGCCGCCGGCAAGGCCCGCACCACCCTCGTGGGCGAATAGTGGCGTCTGCTCCGCTGATCGGCGACTGGTGGCAGATCTGTCACGACGAGATCGTGGCGCGTGCGATGTCGGCGATGCGGATGGACCACGCGTCCGACCCGGATCGGCAGTGGCTGTCGGAGTGTGCCATCGCCATCGGCCACAGGATCGACGCCTATCTGGATCGTTGCACACCGCTGCCGGTGTACACCCCGGCACCGATCCTGTACGCCGCCGTCGAGGGCACAGTCGTGCTGTACCGGCGTAAGGACACGCCGTTCGGGACGACCGGCGGGTGGGCCGACAACGCCGTGTCGACGCCGATCTATTCGGATCCGCTCGAGGGTTTGTATCCGATGCTGGCGCCTTACAAGGAACGGCTGGGTGTGGCGTGACGCTCGCCCTCGCCGCTGCCCGCACCGCATTGCACACCGTGCTCGCCCCGCTGCTCCCCGCCGGCCGGGTGCATCTCTATCCGCCCGCGCAGATGGTCGCACCGTGTGCGTGGATCGATCAGCCGTCGTGGTCGATCGTCGACGGGTTGACTGTCGCCGAGTACCCGATTCATCTCGTCGCTGACGGCAACCCGGACGAACAATGCCGTCTGTTGGATGGGATGGCGGATGCGGCGTGGACGTTGATGACCGGCCCGTACATCCCGCTCGATGCCACCCCCGGCTCGGTCGATGCCGGCACCAACGCCGAGGAGCTGCACTCGTATGTCATCACCGTTCAGGTGTGCGTTGACGCTGTCACGTTCTGTCCCCCGACCCCGGCGGTACTGCCGGCCTGGCCCGTAACCACATAGGAGCACCCTCATGGCGACTCATGTATTTCAGATCGAGACGGGCAAGTTCGGTTTGTCGATGGTCGACACTGCCGACACCGGCTACCTGTCGGAGTGGCAGGCACCGAACGGTGTCGACGTGGAGACGGCGGCGATCGCCAACTACGTCTCCGGTTCGCTCGGCGACTTCTCATGCCAGGTGTCGTCGGGTGCCCTGTCGGCGTCACCGAACACGACGACCGACTCGACCCCGGCGACGTTCTGCTCACCGGAGGAAACCACGACCGGCGTCGGCGTCACCAGCTACACGCTCGACATCACGTTCCTCCAAGACCCCGACCTCATGAACGGCATGAACCGGTTCCTGTTCGAGCATGACACCGAAGAGGCGTACTTCTACCTCGGTCTCAACGCCGACGTCGCCCCGAAGGCGATCGGCCGGTGCCGGATCATCGCCGGCACGATCGGCGGCGACGCCCGCACCAAGCTGACCGCCACGCTCAGCCTGCCGTGCTCGCGTAAACCGGACATCCTGTTCGGGTCCGGGGTGTCGACGGTGCCGATCGAAACGTTCGCGTAGACGTGTTGTGGACATCCGCGTCACGAGCAAAGGACCGACCTTCGAGCAGGTGAGCCGTGCCATCGTGCGTGACGTCGAGTCGGCGACACGCCGGGTGGGTCGTGACGTCGCCAAGGTCGGCAAGGCGGCGATCGCCGCCGGGGAGGCGTCGTTCCGGGGTAAGAAGCTCACCGCCTCCACTAGGCAGCGGGTGTCGGGTCCACATACGACGGTGATCTTCCATGCGAAGCCGGCGGGGGCGTGGGCGATCCGCGAATCCGGTGCCAAAGCCCACATGATCCGCCCGAAGCGGGTGCAGGCGTTGCATTTCGGTGGCCGGTTCGCCATGTCGGCACCCCACCCTGGCGCCCGCGGTAGCCGACGTTGGACGGTGGCCGGTGACCGGCTGGAGGATGCCGTCGAACCGGCCGTCGAGGATGCCTACGACGAGGCGTTCGGCTGATGGCCGGCAAGAAGCTCGAGTATCAGGTTGACGTCGATGCGTCTGATGCCGTCTCCGAACTGCGCAAGGTCGGCGAGGCCGGTGAGAAGGCCGGCAAGCAGCTCGCCGACGGCTTTAAAGATGTCGGGTCGAAGTCGGAGGCCGCGTTCGACAAGGTGATCGGCAACCTGAAACAGGTCACCGAGGAGTCGAAACGGACGATCGAGACGGTCGGCAAGATCGGCGACAAGTTCGGCGAAGGGTTCGACCCGCAGGCGAT